GTTCTCACCATAATGGAAAAATTTATGATCTGGATGATACTAGATTTTTACCGCCTTTACATTGGAATTGTCGTTCATCGATGGTTCCAGTACTTAAAAGTAAAGAAGAACTTATTAATGAAAAGACTCCAAAAATAAACAAGCTTAACCTTGCTAAGAAAAAACCAGAAAGCCTCACGGGGCAAGCTCCTCGTGTTGAGTCTTTTGGTACTTGGCTATTGAAACAACCTATGGTTATTCAGTCAAAGCTACTTGGCTCTGAAGACGCTGCTAATATGTTCAGGCAGGGTAAGCTAAAAGCGGATCAGTTTATCACACCAAAAGGTAATGCTTTAAGTATTCAAGCGCTTAGAAACAGGGCCTCACAGGCAACTACTGTTTTCAAGCCAAAAGAACAACTTAGAGATACGGACTTAAGGCTTTCTGCAAGCCGTCCAAGTAACCTTGTAAGTAGTCCAAAGGCCAAAGACGATTTACGTCAGTTGTTTATTCTAGACGCAGATGACTACTCAAAGACTATCTCTTTGACAGACTACAAAGGTACAAGCCTAGTTGGTAAAACCGCATCAAGACGAAGAGTAAACAATACTTTTGATGAAAGAAACTTTAGTGCAGACCCTTTGACTGGTGAAATTAAGAACAACAACCTCTATGACCCAGACTTCGGCCTTTTGCAAGAACGTCTTGACTTTATGAGAAGTTCTAAACTTATGAGCCTTGAACAAAAAGATTTTGTAGAGTCTGTTGTTACTGGACTTGAAGGTAAACTCTCAGTAAACCAACAAACAGTTATAGTAGAAAACCTAAGAGTTGTTCTTGAGCGCTATGCAAAAGATAAGAAACCTTGGGATAACTTTGCTAGTGTTGTTAGAGCGGAAAATCGTTTTTCTGTTCAAAACGTTTCAAGGCTATTAGATACTCGTTCCCGTAAGCGTTCTGAGATGTTTGTTAGCTATTTGGCTAAAGACACCCCTCAAGTTAACATTATGAACAAGTACTATACTTTTGATGACTTGCAGAAGAACCAGCTAAAAGATCAAAGATTCATTGATGCTTGGAGAAGGACTGAAGGTAAGAAGTTAGCTAGGAAGCTTTTCCTTTCTGGCAGAGCGCCCATGCGTTTGTACTTTAATAAGTTTACTGACAAATACCCTTCAGCAGAAAAGCTCAAGAAACAGTTTCTAAAGGCAAATCCAAAACTAGATAAGGCCTACAAACTCTATAAAAAAGTAACTAACAAGGAACCTTCCGACAGCTGGTTTACAAAAACCATGGCGAGTGGTCGGGAAAATGTTAGGCAAATACTTGATTTAGAATTCCTTATTGCGAAGAAGAAGCCTACAGACACCATCTTCAATGAAGCAGCAATAAACAGTCTTACTAAGATTTCTAAGCTAATCGCCTCTGGTCAGTCTACTGACTATGATGCGCTAGCTATTAACATTGGTAAACAGTTTTCTAAAGACTTTGTAGATATAATTCCTTTTACAAAACACACTGTAAAGGACTTCCACAGAGAAGGTTCTGCAATTCTTGACTTTTTTAAGTCTCAAGGCTATATCAAAGTTAACCTAAGAGGTACAACTCGAAGAGGTGTAATAGACGTTGAAACAGGACGGGCTTCTGGGGGTTTTTCAGACGTTATTTCTAGGGAAGTTATTGTAGTAAACAAAGAACTGATAAAGCTACAAGAAGCTGAACGTAGGGTGACCATTTCTAGACGGCTCGGAGTTACTTCAGGCAGAGACCAGCTTTATGTAAAAGCAGGTAAGAAGACCTACGTTGATGCTCGTGGTAATGACACTGGTGTTCCCATAATCTCTAGAGACAAGTTTGCTGACTACGACGAAAAGCAGATTGATAGAGATATGGCAAAGATGCTTAATCATGTCATGAATGTTGAGTATGGTGTAGACAACGAATTCTTTGGGTTTATGGATGATATTGTTAGATTTAGAGACCCCCGTGGTAACTCAAAGTATTATGATAGCATAAATGAACTTCGTCATGAAATCCTTGCACGAGGTGAACAAGGGTATGGGCTTATGTCCACAGCCAAGTATCATGCTCAACGAGGTAAGAACTTCAAGACTCAAGCGTTTATTGACTCCCGTGGTCGAGTATACCATAGAGGCTACTTAACTCCAACAGGAGGTGAGCTTGTTCGACCTTTCCTTAACTCTGGAAGAGCAGTTAACATGTCAGACGGAGCGTTAGATGAGCTAAAGGTTCAGCTTGGCGCTTTAATCGGACCTGGTACAGAAGCCCTCACACAAGCTGGTCGTCGAGAAATCTTTAACAGAAATCGTGAAAAACTAGTAGAGCTAGGTGACCTTATTTCTTCTACTACTCAAAGAGATAGACGCCTTCGTGAGTTTCTTGAACATCCTCTGATAAGAGGGCTTGAAGGCCCAGAAGTGCCTAAGATGGCTAGAATGGCTTTAGAGTACTCTCGCATTGATAAACACCTTAAGTCTGGCAAAACCTTAACTAGCTACAGAACAAAACTAATGATTGAAAATGACGCCAGTTCTTCTGGTGCTCAAATTATTGGTCTGTCTACTGGTGATAGAGCGGTTTCTCAAGCTTCTAACGTTTTGGCAACAAAACAAAAGAACAGACTGTATGACCTTGTTGCAATGGATACTGTTAACGACCCTGAGTTTCTAAAGATTCCTGCCTTAAGAAATGCAAAGTTAACTTGGGAAGACTTAGCAAAAGCTGCTAAAGCCCAGAACATGGTAAGCTTCTATGGTGCTGGTGATGCAACTAAGACTGCAAATGTTTCTGGTAAGTTTGCTAAGGTTCTTGAATCACAGGGCTTTATTACAGTAACTAAGGAAACACTTTCTGAGAACCTTCGTATTATTGATGGTAAGATTAAGGTTGCAGATAGACTCGGAGCTAGCTCTGTTTCGGCAGAACTTAAGTCTTTTAGGGATGAACTTGTTGAGATAATAAACAAAAATGAACCTGCTGGTAGAACCTTGTTAAAACAGGCGCAAGACATCCACCCAGATGTTGCTGACTTTGTCAATAAGCTAATGGACGCTAGACAGGGCATTATTGGCCCTAAAGAGTTTACTGAAATCTCAAGAATTATGTCTAGAAACCTAGCACAACGTGCTCCGGTCACTGATAACTTTATCAACTACTGGAAAGATGTTGCAAAGGTATTCGTTAACGATACTCAAAAGGTAGATATACCCTGGGTTACGTTTGACGGAAAAATTATGACACAAAGATATAGACCAAAGCTCCAAGAGCGTATTGAGTTTACGGACCCTGTAACAGGACGTAGAGTAGCAAATATCTATGAAGCTGCCGCAGAAGATGGCAAACTTCTTGGTAAAAGCTCGCTTAACGACGCTCGTATTGGACTAGGTGTTAACGGAAATCACAGTAACGACGCTGCAATTGTTCGACAATTCCACTTGTGGGGTTTGAAAAACAATGTCGAAACTGCGACTATTCACGATGCTTTCTTTACTAACATTGGTGAAGCAAGACGTGCAAAAGATGCTTTAAGGACCATCTATGCAGATGCTCTTGAAGGAGATACGATTAGGAAGACACTGGCAGAAATGCTCAGACAAGGTCTTTCAAGGAAATCGTATAATGAGCTTTTAAACAAAGCTAAAGAACTGGGTCTAATTGACCCACCCGATAAGATAACAAGAAAAGACATACTCGCTCCAATCCTTGAAGGGGAAGACTGGTATGGAATTGGTCCATAGTTATTTGTAATAGCCCATGCGACTTACTACAATTAGAGTTTGTAACTCTGTATATTTAAAAAATCATAACTCAAGCTGTGCTTGAAAGGAAGAAATAATGAGTGAAGAAAATAAAGTAGTTGAAGAAGTAACTGCAAACGATGAGTTCAATGAGACTCAAGAACAAGAAACAGTTCAAGAGGAAGCTGTCACTGATAGTGAGGTAGATCCGATTGAACGTGAAGTCCAAGAAAGGCTCGCCAAAATGAAATCCAATATGGATCGCATGGCTGGTGAGCGCGACGAGGCTCTCAAAAAAGCCGCTGAAGTTGAACAAAAGCAAAAACAAGCTCATATTCAACGGCTGGAAGAAGAAGGTAAACTACAAGAGGTTCTAGAGCTAAAGCTTGCTGAAGCTCAGGCTAAGCTAAAGGTTTTTGAAGAAGAAAACGTAAAGCTTAATCGGGATAGTGTAGTTAACTCCGTACTAGGAGGACTTGACTTCCGTAACGAGCGTAGTCGCCAAATGGCCTATCGTGATATTGTCGAGCAACTCGTTCAGAATGATGATGGTCTTTGGGTTCATAAAACAGGAACAAACATTCAAGATTTTATTAAGTCTTACTCTAAGAGTGAAGACAATTCATTTCTATTCCGCATTAAAGCAAACACAGGTGCTGGTAAAACAAATGCCTCTGGCACCTCATCAATGGAACAAAAGAAGACTATTGGTGAAATGACAACAGAAGAAGTTCTTGCACTAGCGGCCAAAGGTCAGCTGGGTAATTACTCCTATTAATATATAATAGTTACCATAAGGAAATAAATCATGGCTATTACAAACACAGACTTTCAGAACGTGGCACTTGCAATCTCTGCTTATGCAGATGAGGCTTACACAACTGAGAAAAAGCTTAACTCCACTGGCATCGTTGGCCAGCGTGACGACATCAATGCAAACGGCGAGTCCTTTGTTGGTCAGTTCCGTTGGTACAAGCCACTCTCCGCAAACATCAACGTTCCATCGTTGTCGTCTGCAGCTGATGGCGCTTACACAGACATCGCAACTGACATTGCTAACTATGTTAAGACTGTTCGTACATTCGGTGCACAGCAGGTTAACTTGCAGGAAGTTGTTTCGAAGCAAGACGGTCTCTCCAAGATTGCTCGTGACTTCGCAAAAGTACGTGGCGACGACGAGGGTAATGCACTCTTGAACGTTCTCAAGGGTGTTGCTGCTCACGAGGTTGCCCTCGGTGACGCTGGTGGTACAGGTAACGGCGGTATCGTATCCTTCGATACAGACGTAGACGCTGCAAACACTGGCTTCTTCGTTGACCTCAACGCTGCTGGCGAGTTCGGTGCTGCTGCAACAGGCTCTTCCGATGCACGTCGCCTCTTTGACTCCTCCGCTATTGGTGCGGCTCGTGGTGAGCGTCTCTTCAAAGCTGTTGGTATGGCTTACAAAGACATGGAACCAGACTTCATGTACTTGGCAACTTCCCCAGAAGTTATGGCTGAAATGCGTGCAGCTAACTTGGTTGACCAAACTCGTGTACAAGACGGCAACCTTGAGTTTGACACAGTCTTCGGTGGTAAGTTCCGCCTGATCATGACTCGTGCAAGCCAGACAATCACACCTGCATCGGGCGACCTGAACGCTACTTCTGCTAAGTGTTCTTTCGTATTGAAGCCAGGTTCGGTTTCCTTCGCACCAGTATCCACTCCAACTCCTGTTGAAGTTGATCGTAATGCAGCCTCCTACACAGGTGGTGGCTCGACAAACATCTGGTACCGTTATGGCTTCATCATGCACCCAATGGGTTATGACTGGGCTGGCGCAACCAATGCTTTCGCAACTAACGGTGCGTATGCAACTGCTGGCTCTTGGAACCGTAAAATGGATTCATTGAACTTGGGCATCCTGCCTATCTACCACTCATAATAAGACTAGGAGGAGCTAATGGCTTTAGTTCTTAATACTAATAGTTATGTGGCAATAGCTGACGCTGACGCTTACTTTGAAACACGAATTGATTCTGCCAGTTGGACTTCCGCTCCAGACTCAACCCGTGAAGAAGCTTTAGTGACTGCTACACAAATTATTGACAACAATCCTTGGATTGGCTCTGCTGTTAGTTCTTCCCAAGCTCTTGCATGGCCACGAAGAAACGCTAACTACCTTGATAATAGAATGGGAATGCAAATTGCTTTTTCTGAAACAGAAATCCCTTCTCTAGTCAAAGTAGCTGTTTATGAACAGGCTTTACAC